GCAATATATGCAAACCTTGGACGCTCTCTATCGCACTCGATAGCAGACTTAATTAGCTGATTGATAGCCGATACTGTCTTACCCATCCTACGATGCGCCACTACCACCACAAAGCGGTTAGACTCCATCGCCTTGTGTATCTCTAACTGTGGCTCTCGTGGTGCGTAGGGAATTACGATTTCTCGTTCTGCCACCGGATTACCGCCTGTATTGGTCCACCATCTTCTCCGCTTACTTGTAGCGGTAGGAGCTTAGGATAAATGGTTGCCCAAAATGCACGCTCGTTAGCAGGGTCTTCCTGCGCCCATGCTACAAGTCTTTCAGCGCCACCTAGCTTATCAGCGGCAATAGCAATTGCCTCCTTAGCAGATGTTGTCGTGCGGTTTAACGCACCCTTTGGTCTACCTTTGCCCATATTGGGAGGCATACGCTTTTCTGTAACACTACCTATTTTACTGTCCATACGATTCCTAATGGGTCATCGTGTTAAATACAATTTAGCTTTTATTACGCTTTGTAATGGCTTTAGCTTTTGCCTTTGCGTCTACTTTGGAGCTTGCACCCCAAGCGTTTAGACTAAGTAACAATCTAGTAGGTTTACCGTCTTTGTATTCCGGTCCGTCATTATTACCCATACGAGCTAAGAATGATGCCCGTCTAGGATTGTCACCAGACTTAACTGGAGGCTTAAGGTTCATACCATCAGCCTTTGCACTAGCCCTACCCTTAGCGTTCAATCCGCCTTTAGGGTTTTGCCCTTCTTTACGAGCATAGGCTGGAGTTTTCATTTCTTTTTAGCCGTTTTAGCGGCTTTCTTGAAGTCTTTAGCACTAGGTGCTGCCTTGCTACCAACCTTGTTCATCTTCTCGCCTGATCCGGCTGCAATGCGCTTTTGTTTGGCATTGATATTTGCGTAGAGACCCTTCATGCTTAATCCTCTTCGTCTTCACCCGTTATAGACTCTTTCAAGTCCTCGTATTTCTGCTCGGCTTCCTCGTATTCCAACTTAGCCATAGCAAGCATTTCTTTTTGCTTCTTGGTCATAATTGTCTTGATAGGACCGCCCGATAGCCATGCCGAACACGTCCGGCTACCTGCACATTTGAACTCGAACAGCTCGCAATAGCCTAAATCGGCTGCGTCTGCAATTGCCTCGTATTCCTCTCCGCCTGTGCCTGAACCCATGCCGTTGACAATGCACATCTCCATCTCGGGAGTGACAATAAACGCAGCACAATTACCGCAGCGCATGGACTTAGCCTCGTCTTCTGTCGTGTTCCATTCTTTAGCACGTTCAGCCCAAAACTCGGTATCTTCGTAGTCTGGGTTTGCAGGACCGTAGCCTACATTCTTAAAAGCCCAATCACGATTCTTGAGATTTAGCTTTACGTCTTTAGTGGATGCGGGACATTTCATTAGTACATCCCCGTCTCTTCTTTCTTTAGCTGCTTTTTGTAGCCGTACTTGCCGGACTTCTTGTCCTCAGCCATGTACTCTTTAGCTACCTTTGCAGGGATACCTACTTTCTTAGCGAACTTAGGTGAGTTGGCTGCGGCACGCATAAACTGCGCTTGGGCTTTCGATACGCTTGGCATTATTCCTTTTCCTCTATCGCTTCAGCCATGTACAGGCTGTCGTAAATCTTGCGGGTTGATCCCCAAAACTGTTTGGCAAAGATGTGTCCCTCTCCCTTGTATTCCTGACCCGTAAAGTGTCGTGGGATAAAGTAATGGGATGGGTAGATGGTTAGCCCGTATTGGAAACGCTGCCAAATGTCCGTAAGCCTTTGCGGTCCGACTGTCTGCCAAGCAGGTCTGTCTGTGACTGTTTGCTCGGCGTGGATGTCTTCGATAATTTGTCCAATGAAAGGACTGCTCTTTTGCGCTGCAAGGTAGCCAGCCGCCAATAGTCCAGGGCGTTGATGTTCATTCTCCCAACAAGTGAACTCGTTAGCTTGCAACATCCAGTCCGGTATGGGCTTGACGCAGATACTATCCGCATCCACCGCAAACCCGCCATGCTCGTACAGTATCTCGTACCGCATGAGGTCAGCTACACCGTTTAGCTCTACCTTCCACATATCCTGTAGGTGTTTGGCATTGCGCCACGAGGTCTTTACTAAATCCTCGTTGCCCCAAACTTTAATATCCCAATCAGGATTGTGATTGCGCCAAGTATCAATGCAATTATCAGGTCGTTTAGATTCATCGCCTACCCAAACTATATGTAGTTTCTTAGGTATCACCATACACCTTGTCGTTTCATGTCCCGTATTTCCTCCGTCTTGGCTCGTGCGTTAACCGTAGCTAACGAACCAACAGGGCGGCTGTAGAAATATCGAGGTGTCATATCAAACTTGACGGATGCACCAGCCTTGCGTAAATCTAACCAAAGCGCCCAATCCTCCCACCCGACATTACGGTATGGGTGCTTGAGCAACAATTCTCGTTTTACAGCAGAAGACACAATAAGCGGGTTTTGAGCGTTTATTTCCAAAGCCCTATCCCAAGTATAGGGATCGGGATTCATGCGCCCACCGCCCTCTATATCAAGCGTAAAGCCTATTATGTCGTGGACACCATCCACACCATCGAAATAGTGTGTGTAAGGTACATCGTCTATGTCCGAACACGATACATAATCGCCAGTAGCTACTTGGATACCTGCGTTCCTAGCTAGACCTGCGTGCTTGGTCGTGTTGATAACGACCCTATGCTCTGTGTCTAACGGCTTGTCAGACACAATAATAATCTCAGGCTTACCGGAGATTGCGGTAGCGGCTTGTAGCCATTGCTTACCGTATGTCTCCCAGTAATTGCCCCAACATATCGTAACGATTGTGTGCATAAAAAAATCCCCACAAGAGTGAGGATAAAGAACCAAGGAGATTGAGGCACGTTTTCAGAAAACACTACCCCGCCCAAATGATACTATTTTTTGCTTTTAGGCGCAAGTTGTTTGCATTCTTGTTGTTTTTCAGCAAATACAGACTTGTACAAGTTACCGCCTATAAGTGATGGCTTCCTGAGAATCTCCATTGCACCCTGCCGGATAGGTAGCTGGTCGATAGTAAATCCTTTGTATTCCATTGTTGTCTCCAGAATTAGGTGTGGGTTTCCATAAAGCAGGATCGAGATCGAAAATTGGGTGAAGAGTGCGAGCGCCCGCCAAGATGCTCATGTTTTTCATACCCACTAAGCCGCTAACGCTTAGTACCCACGCAATGAATGTACCACAGGATAACTAACAGTTTTTACTATCGCTAACCCTAGTGTTGTTAGTGTGCGAAAGTTGAATGCGTTTTTCTAATTCTTTTGCAACCATCTCACGCAACTTTAGATTACGAGTTAACTTAAATGTCTCTAGTAAATGTAGATCAGCCCATCCATCTAAGCTACTTGGTAACTCTATATTATCTATATACACTATGTATATACCTTTGCTTTTTGGTGGACGAACCTAGCCTTACCTAGGTGCGCCTTAATCTGTTTGCTTTTCGGAGCCACAGAACCCGCCAGCCGTTCGGTATCGGGCGCTAGCTTCGCCACCCTTGCCTCTGTCTCATACCTGATCCCACAGTAGAGGCTATCCCCAATCCCTGCCGTCTATTAACCCGACAAATTGGCGGTTGGTAGATGCAAAAAACCGCTTAAATCTGCATCTTGGTGAGAGACCCCCTTATGAGGGGCAAGATACAGACTTAAACGGTCTAATCGGCTCTCACACCAACAACTGAATTATACACGAATTTTACAGTTTAACCACTCGTGCCCTTTTATCTCATTTGTGCCCACAAAAAGAATGGGCATAACTGGGCAAATAAGGCATAAGTGTACGGTTTAACCATCCTCCTATAACCCTCCTCCTATCAATTTTCCCTAAATAGGAGGGTAGCAAACCGGTAAATAACCGGTAGGAAACCGGTAGCAAACCGGTAATTTATCGGTATTAGGGAAAACACCTAGTTTACATTTGCAATAAAATGTATACAATTTCGTACATGGCAATAACGCCATAGGAGAGAACAATGTACGACTACGAGCTACCTATGTATATCCAAACCGATACGGATGACGAACAGCCTTGTGTTGTGGGTGTATCTGTACGCAAGCATATCCTATCGTCAGGCGAGGATTGCGGGATTCTGGATTACGACTATGACATCCTAGATACGGACGGTAACGTGCGTAAGGATTGGAATAGGTTTGATGACAGACGGTTTGCAAAGTGTGTCCATTACAAACTTGAGATTGCAATGGGGGATAAATGAATGAGTTGGCTCTTTTCGCAGGTGCTGGTGGAGGAATACTTGGGGGACACCTCCTTGGATGGAGAACAGTCTGCGCCGTTGAGTGGGAACAATACCCAGCAAGCGTATTGTGCGCCAGACAAAATGACAAAATTCTCCCGCCTTTCCCGATTTGGGATGACGTACAAACCTTTGACGGAAAGCCGTGGCGAGGAATTGTTGACGTT